ATTGTTGTATTTTCTCCGACCTCTAGCAGTAAGACCACCTGTGGGGTCTTTATCTGCTTTGGTCATTGATACAGACATAAAAAATGTAAGCTATTTAAAATATAACACTATTACGCAATCTTTAAACTACTGCGATTATTTTTCTTACGTCTATGTTGATAAGCTATTCTTTTTGAACTGGTCTTATTTTTTTTAAATTTAGTTTTTTCTTCGCTAGTCATTTCTTTTGTAGTCTTTGGAGTTTCACTACTTACTCTTTTTGTAGGTCTGCAAGCAGGGTAGCCTCTACGCTTTTCTCCCTTTTGCCGACCACAAGGTTTACCTGTTTTAACGTCTTTCCACTCTTCTTTAAACCATCTACGTAAACTCATTAACCTATTCTCAATGATTTTCTTGTGTAGCCACTAGCTACTTTTTTAGTACCACCTGCTTTAACTTGTCCTTTACAAACTCTGACAGCGTAAGCATTAGCGTAAGCGGAGGGATAAACCTTATACTTACGCTTTGCTGCTGCTTTACCTCTGGCGCATAACTTACCCATTAGCCTTGTGTGAACACATCACTATTTGCCAAACGTCTTTGAACATCTTCTGTATAAGTAACATCTTTGCCATATCGTTTATCAGACATAGCAGCTACTACTTCTTGTGTTGATCTGTAAGGATTAGGACCACTTGATGCGGGTCTACCTGCGATTAAATTTGGTTCAGTTCCCATAGCTTTTGAGTATTGTTGATAAAGACCTTGCACCATAAATTTTAATTGTGTTGCGGTCTGAGTTTTTGTTGCTTCGTTAAATTCTTCTATTTCAGCTTTTGGTAAATTTTCCATAGCCCAAGAAACCATCTTGCTATAGTTTTCATCACCGCCAATAGAATCTCTAACACTTTGGACTTCAGCTTCTAACAGTTCGTCTTGTTCTGCACCTGCTTCACCATAACCCATTTCTGCTGCTCTACCTGTAAGGTATGAATCTACAGCTCCTTTACTTAATCCCGCGTCTAATAAAGATTGATACATTTCTTGTGGTATCTCACCTTCATTTTTATGAAACTCTGCACTAATTTTATAAGGGTCAATTTGCGCTTCTTTAAAAATATTACCTAGAGTTTCACCGTAGGATTCATTAACGCTTTCATAATTAACAGAACCATCTTCTGTATAAAATTCTTCGTAACCTTCTGGTATTGTTGTATCTTCAGTTTCAACTTGTTCTGTTTCTTCTTCTTCAACAGCACCTAACTTACCCTCAAGTTCTTTATAACTATTAGCAAGTTCTTCTACATCTTTAAATTTACCAAGAATAAGACCGTTCTCGTCTGTTTGATTTTCTGCAAGATTTTTTAAATCTTCTTGAGACATTGGTGGTGTCTCAGAGACATTAACTTGTGATGAAGTCATAGTGGTTTTTTCTTTTAACTATAGTGAATTGTACTGCCATGTCTAGTAGTGACATCTGAGCTAGTAGTTTCCTCTACTTTTTTTTCTACAACAGTTTCTTTTTTTTCAGAAACAAATTGTCCATCTTCGTTTCTTTTTCTAGGCTTCTTGGTTGGCATCTTGAGGTTCCTCCATTTGTTGTGTTTGAGCATTAGCCATTTCAGCTTGTGCATTAGCAGCAGGGTCAAGTAATTTTGAACCTAAAGCTGCGGGTCCAAGACTTTGAATGAGTTGTTGCTGTTGAGCTTGCTCCATTTCAGCTTGGATTTGTTCAGCATCTTTTACTAGGTTAGCAGTATCTATACCGATACTGGTAGCTAGTCTTTTTATGGCTTCATCTACATTGACGTACTGACGCATAACATCTGGTCCAAGTGCTTGAGCCACAGTTGTTATAAATTCAATTAATTTATTTCTATCATTACCTCTACCAAGACCTTGTAAACCTGTGACAATTTTTGGTTGAACTAACTTAGAATCTAACTTTGCGACTTTACCTGCCCTAACCATCATATGAATACGTCTTTTTAAATATTTAAGTTGAAACTCTTGAGTCAAGATACTGTATATTCCTCCAAGACTATTTTCTAATTCTTGTGCCATAAGATTTATCTCGGCTGCTGTTACTCTTTCTGCATCACGTTGTACTGATCTTGCCATCATAAAAGCATATTCAAGTCTTGCTTCTATTCTCTGAATAATTGTTTGTGCCACAGTAAAGTCAGACCCTTTACCTACTTGCATTACAGAAATATCAGCAGCACTTCCTTCTCTGATAGCACCGTTGGGAGCCTTTGCAATAGTGCTTGCTCTTGTAATTCCATTTGGGTTAACAAGAAATAATACTTTTGCACTAGCAGCAGCACCTTCAATAATTGCTTGCATCAAAGATTCAAGTGTTATCAAGTCTCCTCTATATTCTTCTACATATCCTCTACCATAATCTTCACCATCAACTCTTATAAATCTTAATGGAATCCAAGGCGATACATCTTCTTTAGATTGACCTTGTGTATCTGGTATGATTTCTCCTTTACATTCTTGATGCCAGATAATATCGTCATTATATCTTTTAATACAAGTATAAATATCAAGATCATCTTCATAAGACTTAGCATCATAATTTTCTTTTTGTCTTATTTTTTCTAAAAATTCAGACGGTAAGGCTCTTGGGTTTATAGTTTCTTTTGTAAATATTTCTATGACATTTCCTACCTCGTCACGTTTACATACATATTTAGATAACGGATATACTTTCAAACCTTTATCTGTTAAATACAATAATACGTTGCCTGATACTACAAGATGTTTAAGTGCTTCAAACATAGCAACCCTATCGTTTGAAACTTCTATTTCATTCATCAATACGTTTTCATATGCTCTTAAACCTTTATCTATTTCACTAGCTAAACCTTCTTGGCCTTCTTTAGCTAACTCTGTCCTATCAACTTCAAGCTTAAAAAATGCAGTACTTGGAGGTAGAAGAGTCATTAATAATTTATTCGATAAAGAATTAACTCCGCGACTACCTACCGCTTGAAAAGGTGTTTTGATCTTAGCTCTTGTACCGTTAGTCGTTTCTGGTATAAGACTAGGTATCGTAAGCTTTGATGACTCTTTAGCTTCTCTATCGTATGTTGATCTTAACGAAGCAAGCTGTTCGTATTTACTTGCTGCTGTTGAACCTTCCATTATGGTGTTGGATAATTTAAGTTACCTGCTCCCATGGTTGCTGTTAGTAAAGGTATTTGTAAAGACTTAGTTCCTAACATATTAGGTTTGTTTATATTTGTGCCTACTGCACCTTTCTTTTTCTTTTTCGAAGGTCTATTCTTACCTACTGTTACTGTTTCAGCAGTAGCTTCTATTGCACTATCTACTGGTTCCATTTCAGGTGGTTTAGGTGGTTTAGGTCTACGCATACACATAGTTAAGCAACTCCTGATTTTCTACCTGTAATTCCTTTAGAGAATTTTCTTTTCATTCTAGCATCAGCTAACGATTTTGCTTTAGCTTTATTTTTAGCTAAGTTAGCTTTTTGTTGTGCTGTTTTATTTCCTCCTCCTGATTTAAGATATGTAGTTGTAGCTAAGTTCTGTTGGCTTGGGTCAATATAAGTTCCTTCTTCTTTTTGTCTTTGTATCATTAAAGATTCAGTAGCTTTCTTTGTATCTTTAGGATTTTCAACACCTGTTTGTTTACCTGTTACAACAGGTGGTGCATTACTAAACTTAGGTTTCTTTTCTGTAGTTGTAGCTCTACCTCCTCCTAGACACATAATTATTTCTCCAATACACTTTCAGTTAACATGGTTTCTTTTTGTCTTAGTTGTTGTTCTATTAAAAAATCAACTACAAATCTTTGACCTGCTTTATACCATATCTCTCTTTCAGACCAAGATAAATCAGGGTGACGTTGAGGAAATACAGAATCTAAACCATTGATAAGTTCATCTGTAATAGGTGGTAGATTTCTATTTTCCACAGTAAAAAGCTAGATATATTTATATTATATGTTACGATATAAATAGCAAGGAGTGGTTACTTTGCTGCAACACAACCTCCATGTGAGATAGGGTGGTTGGCAAGATCAAGACCCTAGGTGAGTGGTTCCATCTAGGGTTTTGTTTTTGGGTTCCAAAGTTTTACTCCTGTAAAAATATCATAATCACCTTCTCGTAATATTCTTGTAAGTCTTGCATTGAGAATAGCATCAGCCATTGTGTAACCTTTCTTCTCATAAATTTGTAATACCTTATTCCATAAAGCTTCTTCAGTATCAGGTACATCAGCTAACAACTTGCTTGCAGTAACCATACCCATACCTTTGATACCAAGTATTCCGTCACCTGCGTCACCTGCAAGAGCCATTTCAAACCAACGTCTATCAGCTTTGCGTTGTGTTATATGTTCTACTTCATCTTCTGCTATTAACTTACAGGGTATGGTTCTCATATCTTTATCTACAGATACAATGATTGGGTCTTTGTATTTACTTCCAGTTGCAAGTAAACCTAAAACATCATCACCTTCAAGACCGTCTAAATATTCAGAGGTGTATTCATATTTAATTCTTTTAATTATGTCTTTTAAAGCTAGTGGTTTTCTTTTACCTAATCTATTTATTTTATATTCAGGAAAAATTTCATGTCTAAATGTTGGATAAGAACTAAAACACATAACCACATCATGCTTACTACCTGCTACTGATTGATAGAAACCTAGCCGACTTTCTATCATATTCATTATGTCTCTTTCATCTGTATGTAAAGTATGCTCCCACTCATTCCATCTTGTATCTTGTTCACAAGCGCAACAAGAATTGTAGATAAGATAGTCAGCATCAATTAGTAAGGTCATAGTTAAACTCCAAAGACATCTTCATGTACTATTAATCGACCAGTATTTTGATCATAAAGTAACTTATCTACTTCGCCTGTCATACCAGTATGTCTTGACTTAAGTATCTTTAGTTGTAGTCTTTGTCTTTCGCTTGCTTCTCCTACCTGATTTCTTGATGCACCTAACACGACATCAGATAACTGAAGTAGTCCAGAGCTGCCCTTCAAGTCTGAGGTTGAAATCTCTCTACCCTCTTCATGTGCTTGTCCTACTGGTCTCCGTAAATGACTTACCAGTATTAAAGCTATACCAGTAGATTCGCATAGACTTCTTAACTTAGTCATTGTCACATCAATAGCGCGTCTTTCATTATCTAAATCTAAACCTGACGTAACTATTGTTATATGATCTAGTATGATTATCTGTACCCCATCAACCGTAGCCAAGTACCGTATCTGTTCTAATAAAGTATCAGGGTCAAGTGAACCAAAGTGATTATATAAAAACAAGTTACGAGTAGAAGTTAATCTATCGAAAGACTTTTTTAATTCTTCTTGATCTATAGTTTCTTCTGCTGCTAAATGCAAAGGTATGTTCAGATCAATACCAACTAATCCCTGTAAAGTTCTTTGAACTGATTCTTCTAAACCAATATACCCAAGCTTAAGATTCCTTTTGACCAAGAAATGATATGCCAATTCTCTGCAAATCGTAGACTTCCCCGCGCCTGACCCTGACGCTACAGTAAACAGTTGTGTAGGAAATATCCCTTGGGTATAGCTATTAAGTTTAGGAAATGGAAAATCAGATATTGGTTTACTTGTTTCTTTAATAAATAAATCCCAAGCATCAGCTCCATTAATTAAGCTATCAGGTCTTGAAGGTCTTGCGTTCCATAATTTTTTTCTAACTATATCTTCTTCGTTTAGTACCAGATGATCGTTTACATCATTACGATCTAACTTAGCTATAGCAACTTTGCCCTTGGGTAAAACTTCTAAACATTTATCTGCTGCTTTCATACCTGCAATATCATTATCGAAACAAATAACAATACGACAAAAAGTATCTAGCCATTTATAGTTCGCTGCTAAGTACTTAGCTGCTGATTGTACTCCTGACGGAATGGAGACACAAGGAAACTTATTACCCTGAATTTGCGAACCACTCATGCAATCAACTTCGCCCTCGAAAACGCTTATGAATACTGAACCATTACTACCATGCTGTCTCCAAAGATGTTGACCCCATAGCATTACGTTAGACATATCACCTATCCATATAAACTTCTTATCCTGAAAGCGTATATGCTGTGCAACATCATTACCTTTTTGATCTTTATATGTAGCTACCTGTACTGGTTGTCCTCTATATTCTGCTATCCCATAACCAAATAGTTCTGCTGTTTCCTTAGTGATTCCACGTTTAGGTAAAGCCATTGATATGACAGGTAAAAGTTTTGAATTTGTTTTCTTCATTGGAATGATGTTGGTTGTCATCTTCTTTTCTTTTTTATTTGGGTAGTAAGTGTAACCGCAATCCATAGTGAAACAATGCTTATGTCCATCACTAAAAACAGCGCAATTTTTTTTACCACAATCAGGGCAAATTTCTTTAATTTTGTAGGTGCTATTCATTATCTAGCTTGCATCTATGTTCATTTAGAATTACATCTACCCACTCGTCACCGTTCCATACGACCCATAGTTTTCTGAGATCGTCATAGATAGTGCAACCAAGTTGGGGATTTTCAGGCAAAGGATAGCTAGGCATACCAATCATCAGGAATAAATTTGTCACAATATTGGAACCCATGTCTCTCACACCACTTGGCATAAGAGATAGAGTTCTTAGCTTTCGATAGTTTGGTTCTGCTATTTTGAAAACAGAACCTTATATCTAGGTCGGGTCGTTTCTCCTTAATAGCAAGATGCTTTCGTCTATCTGCTTTTGAGAAGTAGCCCTTTGTTTCAACAATAAAATTGTTGAGGATAAAGTCAGGCTTATAGCTGCAAGTGATTTCATAGTCAATGCTGAGAGTTTCATAGGTAAAGATAATTTTCTTTTTATTTAGGTTGTCAGCAAATTGACTTTCAAATTTACTTTTATACTTAGAAGTCTGCTGCTGTCGGTGTTGCTTTTGCTTCTTCCTCGAAGCTTGACGGTTCTGCTGTCTCGAAATCATCAGGTCTTGCTCCTGTAAATTGAACTATCTTGCGGAAGCAAATACTTAGTGGAATACATTTAATACCAACACCGTTACCACCCGCGTCATATCCCTTGGCAAGGAATGACATTTGACCAATAGTTTCAGGGTCAATCTTATTAAGTTGCTGTCTCTCGTCATCATTCATCAGACGTAAATCATCTGTATAAAATGCAACAGGTGTATTGTTGTATGGCTGTCCTGTATTTGGATTAATACCACTAGCTTTTTTAGAGACTCTTATAACTAAGTTGTCCTCTTCAAATGACCAAGGGAAACTAGGCTCACCTGTCTTTTGACTTTTGGTTAAAGTAAATTTTCTATCAGGGTAGAAACTTTTTAGTGTGGACTTCCAATCTTCAAGAAGCTGTTCTAATTTATCAACAATAAACTGCGTTGCTTCTACAAGCTTACCCTGTTCATTTTTCATTTGGCTTCCTACTGGTATCAGTATTTCACCTTTCCACTTTCTAACACCTTTATACTCGTCAGGAGTCACATAGTATGACCAACGAAAACGAGTTGGGTTTGGTGAAACTAGCTTAATAGTTTCAGCTTTAGGGGTTCCCTTATCCATGAATTGTACCTTGGTTTGTATCTGGTTTATGCGTCTATAAAAGACGTTCCTCTACTATACCTGCATTATTGTTTATGTAAATATATATGGTGCTGTCAACACATCTGTAATATCGAATGACCCCATGCGTAGTGCTGACGGTAACTCCTTGGTATCACTTAATTGTTGTACAGATTGATGATATAAATTATCTAAATTATTATCGCTATAAATGTTAAAGAAACTTTGCTTAACACATTCAATAAACCTACCAAGCTCACTTGCAGGGCTGCCATAACAATCATGAATAATACAAAAATTTTCTAATCCCTGTTTACTAGCTTCAACTAAACTCAAATGACAATGAGCTGCATCAAGACTATGAATATAATTACTAGGGAATCCCTGCATTTGTTTTCTTTTATCTATCTTTGTTTTATCAAATTCATTCAAAGATAATTTAATACTTGAATTACTTATCTTTGTAGTAACTCTTTTTGATTGACTTTGATAATAGTTTTGTTGTACATAGAAACCACTTGGACTATGCCAAGCAATAGGTTTGTTTTCTTTGTTAAAACATTTAGCTATATCTGTTAGATGACTAAGTAGTTCAGGTGATTCAGGGGTAACATACCTAACTGCTTGCTGAATTAAAGTTGCTAGATAAAAATTATTCTTAAAATTTTTCGCCATAAAAACATTTTCATTAACAAAATATTTTTCTATATAATTTGCAATACCGTATGTTGTTGAATTATAAGGAACCATTAAAACAGGTTTCTTTATAAAAGCTCTTGTTAATTTATCTCGTTCTTTATACCACTCTCTTGCTTCATCTGTAGTGTCATTCTCAATAAGCATAAGCAATACATCTAACACTTGTTTATAAAGGTCTTGCGGTTTCTCTACGTTCTGCAAGTTAACTTTATTAGCTAACTTCTGATTTGCTGTAAGACCTGCTATGTGTTGATAGCCATTGTTTGTACCATCAAGACAACAAACATGATGTGATACATAACCCCAACCATGTATTTGAAATTCACTCCACTCTTTGCACCATTGTAAAAATTGAAATGGTTCTTTTGCTTGACCCCAAATATCTATGTTACCGATTGGGTCTTTATATACATCTTCAGCCCAATCAGTACCAAGCGAATGAGCAAACTTTATTCTATCTTCATATGATTCTTTGTTTAATCCATAATGATTTGCACCTGCTATAGCCAACCAGTTTAATTGCTCCATATTATTTATTGGTGCGCCCTTATGAAATATATGTAAACCCCTAGCTATATCATTTCCTTGTGGGTGAAAGTTAGCAGTAACAGGGTACATTCTACCTGTCCAATCGAATTGATATATGTGATAAAATTTTTCTCCAACATATTTTTTCGCAGTATCAATCATTGATATTATTTGGTATCTCTTGCTTTTATTTTGTGCGTTCATATCATGTATTAAAGATGCTAAGTATCTCCACTCCTTCCAAGCTTCAGGGTCTTGTTCTTTACTGATAGGTTTGGTCGGGACTTCTTTAAGCTCTCTATCTATTAATGAACCTACCTCTATACGTTCCTCCCAACAGTATTCAAGAATATCAAGAACAAATCTATCTACTGTCCACTCGGTTTGACTTGCCAGAGATAACGCTTTCAGACATAGTTTTAAGTCTTGCTCTTGTACTTTTTTTAAATGGTCTTGATCAGTAGATTTTATCGCTGTTGTCTGTAATCTTTTTGTAAAATATCCTCCATCATTTATTGATGTCCACGGCCTAGGTTTATCGTAACAAGGTAACAGTTGTGGATATAAAGCTATCCTGTTAGCTCTACCCTGCTGTATATATTTCATATAAACATCAGTAAATACAACGTAACTTGTTGTATTTTTACCAACTCTTTTACTTATAAATTTAATCATTTTTAATTTCATAGCAGTAAGTTCTATAAGCTTTAATCCAACTCTTACTTTTACAGGTTTAGGCCAAGGTTCAAACGTATGACCTTTGCGGTTCATATGATGTACCATCAGACGTTTTTTGTAGCCATCATGGTTAGTATCTTTTGTGTGTTTTTTAATAGCTTGAAAATGTTTTGGGTCTTGCTTTTCAAATTCAGTAAAACGCAATTCATCTTCTAACATTTGACCTATCTTTACAGCAGTTTGAACCGTAGTTTTTTGTTGACTAATACAATCAATAATTTGTTTGAAAGCAATAAAAGAAACTACATCTAAATCAGGAAACTTTGCAAGATAAAGAGCTGATATAACTTGCCTTCCCGCCTTACCAGTAAAAGAAACTTTAATATGTTCTTTAAGATATTTTGTAAGCTTATCGAGACCCGCTTCAATTATGTTTCTTGCATAATAATTTTCTGATTCTTTCCCTTTTTCTATATTTTTATTTTGTTTACTGATCTTGTTATAGGCTGAGATACTACAGATACTTTGCTCTAGCTCTAGTTGTTTCTTGCTTGGTTTATAGTTCATTGATCTTCCTAAACATATCTTCAAATTCTTCTATTTTTTTAACGTGCATTTCTATTACATCTTGATAATAAATTTTATATGGCACTAAATTTTCTTTGTTATAACGATCTTGATACCATTTAATTTGACTATTATGGTTATCAATTTCTTTTTTAATACTCATATTTAAAAAAGTTTTTTGACTATCTGTAAACTCCATTAATTAAGTACCTCCACAACAGAATGTAATGCTTTTGGTTGTAGGTGTGCATATAACATTGTGGTCTTTATATCCATATGGCCTAACCAATCCTTAACAAGTAGCAAAGGAACCCCGCGTTGAACTAATTTTGACGCGCACGTATGTCGGCATAAGTGTAAGGTATAAAACTTTTTCTTTTCATAACCTAGGGACTTTCTAGCAGCTTGCCAGAAACCGTTCAACTGGTCATATTTAAGACTAAATAACCTATCAAAATCTTTACAGTTATCACAATATTTTTTAATTATTGATTGCACTCTGTTGGTCATAGGTACAGCTACAGCATTATCATTTTTTCTTTCATTAAAATTTATTTGATTATTATCAAAGTCAACATATCTTTTTTCTAATCCAAGTAATTCATTAACCCTACAACCAAGATCAATCAAACAAATAATAATATCTCTTGCTTCTAATTGTTCTTTAAGAACCTGTAAGTTATATCTTTGAACCTTAGAAACTTGATGTGGAAAATTTATTAATTTGTACTCTAAAGTTTCTTTGTAATTTTTACCTTGTTCTAAATAATTTAATAATTCTTCCTCCATATCTTGCGTTAAATATTCAATCTTTTGACTCTTTGCTTTGTGTCTTTTTGGTAGTCTAATTTTTTCAATATATCCATCATCAATCATATGATCTAAAACTGTTTTTAAATAACCTCGTTTTGTATTAACAACAGCCTTACTATTTTTTAATTTGAATAGTAAGTAATCCATCATTTTATTTACAACAGGTGTTGTAATTTTATCTACCCTTATATCTCCTATAGCTTGAATGTTATGCTTCATAGCTGTAAGAAAATTCTTGGCTGAGTCAGTACCGTTGTACTGTCTTTTGTACACTATCTGAGTTGCTTCTGATAGCGTTGGAATTGTTTTTTTCATAGTGGTTCTAAATAAAAAATTAATCTGTCATCAAGTCATCTATCATTTCAAGATAACCTTTTTTACCAAAGTCTATTAAACCTTGTGTTGAGTATTCTCTTGTAGAAAACTTTGCACCACAAGAAGAACAAGTACGAGACCGCCATACAAACGGTGTCGTACTTTTTTGATTAGTGCCAGTTCCATTTCTTTTAATAGAATTATTTACTGTTGATTCAAAAGAACCGCACTTGCTACATTTCATAAATCTTTCTCCCAAAATTTAATTAATTTTTTTAATTCAGCTATCCGCTTTTTAGCGTTGCTTGTTTTCTCAGCCTTTCGTATGGTGATTTGTTTCAACATAGCTTGAGTTTCCTTGTTAACTTCTTCCATAAAATTCATTGGTCTACCTCTTCATCTTGTGCAGCTAAATCTTCAGCAGCCATACTAAAGAATTGTCTAATAGTCATGTCAGGATATGCAAGTTGATAATCAACTAAGGCTGACATTCTCATGTGCCGACTTTCTTGCATTGTGAGTTGTTCCATCAAAGTTTCAGCATCAAATTTTAATGATGTTGCTTTTTGTTCTTCTGTTAATTCCATTAATTTTCCTCCGTTGTAATTTGGTTAACAGTTTTAATAATTTCTTTTTTGTAATACTCAATGGTTTCATCTAATAAAAGATTGCCCTCTTCAT